AAGCAAGTTGTTGCGGCAAGCAAACAAGGAATCATTAAGACTCCGAACCAACCAACATAGATGCGGTTGTTCGTACTTGTTACCCACTCACAAAACTCACTCCATCCAGAAAGAAGACCTTGGTCTCTCTTTGAAAGAGTTGTCATTTGTAATAGAACAGTTTGTGAACGGTATGAAAAGACATTGTAACCCCATGGTCTTGGTTAGGGGGAATATGTGTGAGCAAATGCCCATCGATTTATTTATTATAACAAAATATTACGAGTTAGTCAAGGTAGGATTCAATACATTCCTATAAACATAGTCCCTAAAGGATGCACCCCAATCCCATACATGCATATCATATGCTTCTGGTGGTAGATCAATGAGACCTAATGATCTCTTCAATCTTCTTACCCAGAAAGCATTGTTCCTATTAGTATCTCTGTTCCTAAAGGATCCTTTCTCATCTACCTTGAGCTTGAGTCTATCTTGTATAGAATACGTACCAGTAGTTGACTTGATCAATGTAGGATCATACCACCACTCACCCTGAGGTATCCATGACTGTAAGATAGGATCTCTTACTTCATTAGAACCTAACTTCCAAATCTGATGCTCATCTTGTATGCCAGTCATGATTCTAATCTCTGCCAACAAGTAATAACATTCTCTTATTATCTGACTGTAGGTAGAGGTCTCATCAAAGTCTCCTGCCATTGGATGTCTCTTATTCCTAGCACTCTTAGCAACAGGTGATGTAAGATCTAATCCTATAGATTCCCAGTTATGTATAGTACTCCACTCAATACCAGTCAACTGTTTAGCACAATCAAATGATACCTGATCTCTATTAGATCCTACATTAGAATACTTCCACCAGAGATCATGGAACTCGAACATGTCTTCTGATACTTGTCTCCATATACATGTAAGAACTGGAGAACAATACTTCTTGAAGTCATACCCTACATCATACAATGTATTAGTCAACTCCAACATCTCTTCTCTACTATTGAAGTTAGCACCAAACCCTTCCATGATTTCATTATGATAGGTAAACCTATGAGGGTGAAGCATATGTGTCATAGGAGTATCCTTCAGGATATCTCTACAGTTATCTACCCACTCCTTAGTATGAACATAACACCCATCCAACCACACAGTCTTAGAACCTAATGGAAATAGTTTATGTGGATTGATCTTAGCATAGGCAGACAATCTTCTAGGACAATCATGTTCTATTGGTATAGGTCTGACTTCCCATGGTGGTGGTACATCTACAGTACCATCAGTAAAACAGACATACTTTATATCTGGATCATAATAATTATTCTCAGGTATAGTATCATATCCATTAGTAATTGATGTGTATATTATTATCTGTTCCTTCTCAGGGTCGTCCCACTCAATAGCATAAGAGTATAGACCTGCATCACCATAGAAAGGTTCACCTGTAATTCTATCTGTACCTGCTCTAAAATATTCTGTCCAATCATATAATCCTGTGATCTCTGTCAATAGATCCACAAACTCTATGATGTTTGATTCTTCCTCATAGTATACGTAGTCACCAGATCTATTGTTCCACCACTCACCGTCAGGATTAGCATCAGAAAATTTGTTTATAAAATCTCTTGAAGGTATGGATTCATACTCTATACCACTCAACTGTAGTGCTACAGAACATGATACTTGATCTCTTACACCACCTTTATTATACCACTGCCACCATAACTTATTGAAGTCATCAGTCTTACCTTTACGCCAGATGATAGTACATAGTGGTGAGAAGTACTCTTCAAAATCAAACGTTGTCTCTGATACATCAGCACTAAACTGTAGTAAAGTCTCAGGATCTACCCATCCTTTAGACACATACTCAGCACACTCCTCAAGATACGTATGCTTATGAGGATGCTCCATGATAGTGAAGGTATCCTTTGCAAGTATCTCTTCACTCAGTTTTATAAACTCCTCATTGATTAGATGTAACTTAGATGCATCAATGTATATACTTGGTTGATCAAATGGACATAAGATCTTTGTCTTCCTAGATGATCTAACAGGATCACCAAGATCTTCTACCAGTCCACCAAGCCAAGGCGAAGGTGGATTGTCTACACCAAAGGCAATGTACAATGGTCCTTCAGGTAGATCAGTGTGAAGGTCAACGTATCCATTCGTAATGACAGTGTAAATAATCATATTATATTATAGACCTTCATATAAAATTCGTGGTCTGGATATGAAGTATATAGTTTGGGGTTCAGACCTGTTATCTCACCCATTTCTTTGAGCAATTCATCCTTTCTCTTGTACTGTTCCTTGTCTCCACGTTGAGGATGATATCCCTTCCTACCCCACTTCTCATAGAATCCTAAGGGAACACCTGAGTCACATCTATTCTCAAAGACAGATGGTAAATCTATACCAGACTCCTTGATAGCCACATCATATGCTATCTGATCTCTATTACATCCTACCAATGACCACTTGTACCATGACTCATTGAACTTCTTCATCTCAGGAGTCAGAGTTCTCCATACTATAGTACCTAATGGACTAGCATATGTTCTGAAATTATATCCTATCTCCTTTAGTTTCTTAGTCAGTTCTATAGCATCATCATAACTGAAGAAGGCACAAGTAAATCCTTCCAACATCTCATCAAAGTAAGAGAACTTAGATGCATGTCTTAGCATGGTGAATGGGAAGCAATACCTACTCCTTGCTACAAACTCTCTGGTATGTTTATAACATCCATCAATCCATATAGTATTAGATCCTTCAGGAAAATATAGATGTGGATTTGCTTTAGGATAGAACGATAGTCTCCTTGGACAATCTATATCTACATCAAGTTTTATGTACTCCCATGGTCCTACTGTAGTGTCTACCGTACCATCATGAAAGCAGACATATCTTATGTCTGGATGATAGTAATTACCTTCTTGGAACTCATCATACCTGTTAGTAATACAGGTATAGATTATCATATCTTTATTCTCGGTAAACTTATTCAGTTCAAATGGTGTGTACTTGACACAAGCATACATCTTACTGAGTTGTAAACCATTCTTGAATATGTTTTGGAGATCACCAATAAGATCTATATTATCTTGAGTGCTAGGTTTATCATGTAGATTATATGATTCACCATACTTCTTGAGTCTATTTGTCCTACCCATCTCTAATTTGAGTGGCACTCTGTGTATCTTGAATGACAATGGAGACTTATACTTCTTACTCATAACATACTCTGCCACAGAACTAGAGATCTGATCTCTATTCACACCATCATCATACCATTCTCTCCATATCTCACACCACTCAGTTACCTCTGGTGTTATCTTTCTCCAGATAATACTATTGATAGTCTGGTCATAATAAGATAACTTATATCCTATATCCTTTATTCTTATACACATGTCAAGGATCTCCTTCTTAGTAGAGAACCCTTCACGATATAATTTTGCAAACTCAGTCAACAAAGATCTATTCTCAGGGTGTCTCTGTAAAACAAAATCATGCTCTTCAAACAATCCTTTAGATACATTTATTATCTCTGATGTTATACTATAACTAGCATCAATCCACACTGTCTCCTTTCCTTTCTCAAAGTATAGATGAGGACAATGCTTAGGATGATATGATTTTCTTACTGGACATTCCTCATCTAACTCAAGAGTAATATAAATCCACCCATCAACATCAGGTTTCTCTCCATCATAAAAGCAGATGAATAAAACATCATCTGCTTTTGGAGGTACTTCTAACTTATCGTATCCATTTGTTATACTAGTATAGAATATCATCCATTCAATTTTTCAACAGGTTTCAATTGACCAGACAACTCACCGAGTGTTCTGTTAGTAACATCACCTGGCTCACGAGAGAACCAACCAGTAGCAATGTACTTAGACTGCTCACCTGTCAGGAATGCACCTCTATGTACATGAGTGTATGCTGCTGGCCATAAAACTATAGTACCTTTCTTAGGTTGGAATGACATCTTCTGATGATAGAAGTCTGTTGCTCCACCACTAGTAGCAGGGATGTCATTTAGATAGAGCATCCATGTCAAAACTCTGTCACGATATAAGAAACTACCATTCTCAGAATGCCATACATGATATCCACCACCAGGATCTGTTTTCTGTACCTTACATGTCCATGATGACACTGGATCAGCACAGTCTATTATACCATGATACTTTGCTGCATATATTTCAAAGGCAGCACCAATTGCTTGGTTGACTTCCATTGCTAGAGTAGCATCAGCAACCTCAAGATACAACTGCTTATCTTTTCTACCTAGACCACCCTTCTGTGTACCATGTTTGAATTGATCTTCACCATCCATGAAGTTATCAATACACAAATCCTTATTGCCAAACTCAGTGATTTTAGTTTCAGTTTTCTCATTCTTGACATACTTTTTATTGTACCAGAACTCAAAAGAATCTATAACTGAATCACAGAACTCCCACTTAGCAAAATTTTCAAAGACACCTATGTGTCCATAGTCTTGCATACCTTTAAAATCAGGTTGCTTGTCCTCTTCAGGTAGTATTACCTTATCCGTCATTAGATTCCTCCTTGCCTTGATTAATATAAACCTGTGGTGGTATTCTACCACAGTATTCGTCAAGTTGCATAACATGTTCGACTTTCATATCAGCACCTTGTTCTCTCCAAAAATCTGTTAGAGCATTGTTACTTCCTTTATGAAAGATATCAATATGCTCTTCATGTATAGCAGATCCCATGTCCAACCTGTAGTTGAACAATGGAGTAGCATAACTCTTACCACTATCAAGTATCAAGTCTTCGGAGACTGCTCTTGGTCTGATGTTTTGGTCGAGCCTCCATTGCGATCCTCTTTGATGTAACTTGAGGAGCTTAGTTGCATGATGACGAGTAATAAGGTAGCAAGCAGCAGAAAAGTCATTGATAAACCTATGATGTAACTTTAGAGTAATACCATTAGGATTTATTATAGTAAGTTGTAAGGTATCAAAGTTGATAGGAACCTTACGTCTTACTTCCTTCCACTTGAAGTCCCAGTGTCTTGCTACTGACAGGTCAACATCATCCTCCATGATCATAATCTCATCAAGGTCTGTCTCATTGACAAAGTACTTGATAGCATTGAGGTGTGACATAACACATGCACACTCACCAT